ATAGTTCCCACGAGGAAGTCGGGACGGCGAAAGTGGGCGAATTCATGCGGCGTGTAGCGGAGATGGTTGATTGTGACGATGCACTCGCAGCTTCGTTCTGGACCAGCTTGAGTGCTGCTGAGCAGCAGCGTATCCTCTCTCAGTGGGTTTCGCGGAGTCTTGATGGAGTCTTTTCGTTCTCCACTCTTTGGCAACTCATGTCTGGACTGTTTTCCACCTTTCTCCTCAACACGCTGAAGGCGATGCTGAATTACATCATGATGCTTAGCAAAGCGTCACGCGCGCGGCTTCTCTGGATTTTGGTCGGTGGAGATGACTCTGCACTACTTTTCTCTCCTGGGTCTCGGCCGGAGCTTTTACAGCACCTGATTGAGGCCCTCCGCATGGAGATTAAGGTTGAGATGTGGTTTGAAAACGCCTTCAATTTGCATTCGCTTTGGTTTGACCACCTTGGCGTCTACGCGGTACCTTCAAAGGTCGCAGCCAAATTTTTCGGCTCCCTTTACCCGAAGGTCGTTGGTGGTGCAAAAGGCGCGCTTTCCCTGTGCGAGCAACGTGTTTGGGGCGTACGCAACCACTTCAGTAGCTATTGGTTTGACGCTTCTGCCCTTGGGCGAGCTTGCGCTTATGGCACCCTCACTTCCACTCTGTGTATCGAGACACAGATGCTTTGCGCTTTCGCGCTCAGCAGTCTCTGCACTGGGCGCGTTTCGTGCGAAGAGTATGTTTGCTCATTGCCAGTTTTTGAGCTGGTGGTTGACGAGCAACTTGCCTAAGCGCTTCTGCGTCTCTACCGGTCCGACATTTTCATTCTTATATGGTTTCCTCTGTTCCATGCCCAAAAGAGGGGGTTTTTCTATTTTACCTTTAAATACGACCTTCTCTCAGCAACGAGAGTTTAAACTCATTGCCTTTCTTATATGGTTTCCTCTGTGCCATGCCCAAAAGAGGGGGTTTTTCTATTTTACCTTTAAATACGACCTTCTCTCAGCAACGAGAGCTTAAACTCATTGCCTTTCTAGTGCAGGTCGGGGTGCATTCATGTCCCCGAACGTTTTGCCTTTCGCATAAAAGGTTGCCCCTTGCTGGATGAGCGAGGGGAAGTCCGCATTCTCAGCGGCACTTGGTTTTTGTCCAAACCATTCAAGTTTTGAATACAGTTATCTAAAATTCTTCCACG